GTTTGTGGCACAGTTTTAATGGTTGGGTTGTAGTCACCGTTTTCATCCCAGTTTGGGTACTCTTTATCAAGAGCAAATGGACCTTTCATAATACCAGTACCAAAGAGTGCACACTCAAAAGCAGCTGTACGTAGTTGTTTATTGGCGTTAGACTCTTCTAGTTGATCATGTATTTTCTTTTCCATCTTCTTAGCTGCAACCATTGCAGGGTGAGAGGTAATGGCTGTTGGTGTAGTCCCCGGTCCTTCTTTAAGTTTATCTTCTACAGGGGAAAGCTTACCCTGCATACCTCCGACTCTTTCTTTAAAGTCTACGAGAGTCTCCCCGGGCATGAGTTTCTGAAGCTCATCATCACCAGCTTGCTTACTCATCTGATCAACCTGTGGGTTGCTATCAAAGTGAACAGACTCAGACACACCTTCTGGGAGTGTTGTAGGGTCAATAGTGATAGGGAACTTGTTGCCGCCAAACAGTACGTCAGTGATCTGTCCATAAGCTGCAAGTACTTTAGTCTTTGTAACCTTAACAAAGATCTTAGACTTTTCAGTACTAGTGAACTGAACATCTGGCCCATAGATACCACGGTAGTTTCTGTAGGCTTTAATCCAGCGTTGCTCATCAGAGTAACGTGCAGTATCAGCTGTAGAGAACTTCTGTTCAACAAAGCCTACAATATTACCAACAGTTGGGTCATTGTAATCTTCTTCGTCGTTACGATCCTCGATGTGTGAAGACTCTATGTCATCCATGTACATTTCATCGTTGATAAAGTTGTTGTCTTCTTCTTCTTCCATGATTTTTCCTTAGTAACCGAAATTAGGATCACTTGCTTGGAACCCTGTGTTTGAAGCTGGGTTATAATCAAATAAACTACTTCTTGGTCGTGTCATTACACCGTAACGTAGTGCGTCATAGAGGTGATCTTCTGCGTGAGTGTCTACATCTTCAGGGTTGTTTTTATCTAATGGTATAGATGGGAGTTGTGAAATTAAATTCCTACAGTTATTAAAGATAACTAACCTAGGTTCTTCTGTGAAGTCATCGACTTGGAGTCGCCTGTGTATTTCATTTTTACCTGATACACGAGAACCTTTAGATCTATCTGCAGGTCTCCATCGGCATCCTTTAACAATCATCTGCTCTGCTAGAGAGGGACCAGTGTCACCACGTTTGTGCCACAAGGAACTGTCGAGTACACCGTAACGTATCTTTTCTTCAGACTCTACTTCCAGTATCATATCAGCTAGATCTGTAGCTAGAACCTTCTGCACATACATCTCACGATAAACAATTAGTTGTTCATCAGGTGCAACTGCAATCCAGACTATGCCACTGTAAGACCCGTATCCGTAATCTGCGGCTCTAAACCTTGTCCAACTATTTGGTATCTCAAAGGGTTCAATGACATGGATCTGTCTATTAAACTCTGGGAAAGCTGCACCTTCATTAACATCCCAATCCCCTTCAAGCAACTGTCTTCGTTGATGCTCTGGGAGTGACAAAAGGTTAGCTTCATACATACCATCATCTGCAAGATAGGGGTTGTCAAACAAAGTAGCAGGAATAAATCTTCTTTTAAATAAGGGTTGGCCTTCTCTTGAGTGACCCTTAGGCCAAGCAATAGTCTCACCAGTTTCAGTATCAGTAGCCCAGAAAGGTTTCCTAGGTGTACCGGGGTCAATAAAAGTCTTCTTAACCCACTGGTGACCTGGACCTCCAGGGTTAGTAGTAGCTCTCATATAGAGGGGTAGTCCACTGGTTGAGGTAGAACGTAAGCGTGACCTCATATAGTTCCAAGGGTAAGGTGAGGCCCACTGAGTAAGCTCATCAAAGCCAATCCAATTAAAGGCCTGTCCTTGATATCTCATGACATCATCGTCACGATCAAGATAAGACATCCAGAGAGTAGCACCACTAGGAGCTACCCAAGTCTTATCTCTTTCCATAAACTTAATACCGGGGATAGCACGTGGGTATAGTTGTTTAGATACTGAAATAAGCTCCCTCAGTTCCTCTGTACTACGACGAACCAAAAGCATCTGGGCGTTGGGGTTATTCAAGTAGCGGACTGGATCAGCTACCATTGCGTAGGACTTACCGCCCCCGGCTGATCCACCATAGAGTACCTCTTGCTCAGTAGAGGCAAGGAAGTCTGTCTGTGGGCCTGGGTTAGGCTCAAAGAGAATCTCCCGTTGAGCCTTTTCTACATCAATCGGTGCTGGCTTTACCTGCGCTGGAACTTTTTCCGACTGGCTGTCTTTTGCCAAGGCGGTTGCTTTCAAGCTTTTCGGCTTTTTCAGCTGCTTCTTTATATTTTTCGGCGTAGAAGCGTTGGATTGAAGTTGCTGCCTTACGTTTTTGCTCAATCTTAACCCTCTTAAACAAACCTACATGGGAGATATACCTACCAGAAGTTTCACTTAACCACGCAGATACCTCACGGTAACTGTACTGACTTAAGTGTTTCTTAGCTTGTTCAAAAAGCTCTAGTTCTTCTGGGACTGGTAATAGTATATCAGCATCACTAGGGTCTTGTCTATAGCCAAATGGAAGAAATCTTCCTACTCTTACTAAAGGTACCCATTCCCATTCACCCCCAACCTCTTCAGGTTTAGGTAATTTCCAAGTTTTAGTTTTCATTTTCTTTCGGAGGCAGTATAAACAAAGGACTTTCTGATCTTACTTCAATCTTGTCAGTCTTAACAAAACCAGCACGGTCCATAAAGTCTTTTGCAGCTGCCATCTTCTCTTTGTTGCCCAAGTCGGTGGGTGATCTCATTACTTGCATCATAGCCCAAGCTGCTGCTGGTCCACGAGTTGCGATGAAGTCTTTAGTTTTCTCAGCTACTTCTTCTTTTAAAGCGGACATGAGAGTAGTAGAAGACGTGCCTTCGGCATACCCTGCAAGCTTAAGAGCTTTAACAGGGTTGCCTTCGGCTTCTTCAAACAATGCATCCAAGAATGCCTGTTGTTTTTCAGTGAGGTTGCGGCCCATATATTTTCTGCCTTATTTCAGTACGTGTAATACCTATATCACGCAATTGTTTTGCTGACATATTATTTAGTATCCAGTAGTCTGCTCTTTGTTGCATACGTTCGATATGACGGTTCCATACACGGTTAGCGAAACCTTTAATAATTCTGATCATTGTTCTATCCTAATTTAAGTATACCCTTACTTGGGCTAGGATAGTTTTACATAAACAGTTATAACATACCAATGCTAATAATGCAACCCCGTTATTACCCTACTGGGATAAAGGTTTCTGTAGCAGTTATGATAGTGTCGATGTGACCTGTTCCAGATGGTGTAACTTTTATTTTGTCTCCAGCTTGTAGTACAAGGTCAATATCACTGAAGGTTACATGTGCATTTGAAGCAAGACTCTTATCAGATAAGAAGAGAGAAGTGTAATCATCAGCAGCAACATACCAAGCTAGCACAACAGTTCTAGTGCTATTACCCCCATTCACAACGTGAATGAAGGTAATTTCTGCTACACAGTTAGGGGGACAAGTATACACATCTTCAGTTGTAGTGCCTTCGTTGTGGCCGTACACTGATCTCATACGAGATGGTCTACCTTGGGTAAATTGCGTCATTACTAGTAATCACCAAACTTTTTCTTGTGATCTGCAACAGACTCTTCTTTAAACCTTGTAGAGTACTGCTTACCTCTCCAAGGAAAAGTTGCTTCACCATCGGCACGGTTTCTATTAAAAGCTTTACCGAAAGACTCATTACTAGCTGGGCCTGTTGCTGGTCTTTGCTTTGGACGCATAGTGGGTTTTTTATTTTTAGGCTGATCAGACTCTTTAGGCTTTACTTTAATAGGATCTGGGTCTGCTTTTACTACAGGTATTTTCTTCTTCTTTATTTTCATTGGAGCTTTACGAGCAGCATTTGGATTTTTAGCTTTAGGGGGACGAGGTGTCACTGGACCTACCTCAATATCACCTTGACTAAGATTGTCAGCTTTAACACCTGCAACGCCTAGACCCATAGCAGCTCTTTTAGCTTTAGCATCCATTCTGCTTTTTAGTCCACCCTTTTTTGCACCCCCTGTCTTAGGA